CCCCTAAAGGGGCACCCAGTGCTTAAGTGCGCGACACCGGCAGCCTAACCCGGGTACCAATCCGGTATGGCTGTCTACTCCAGCCTGCCTGCGGCCATTGAATGAGCCGCATGCAGGGACGAACCCACAAGGAAGACGAATATGTCAGGCCCACGCTCCAAAACGCAAGTCTTTCGTGAACCCATCACTCGGTACCAGTGGCGCGGAAACGCGGCATCTAGTCCGAATGCTGGGAACATTCAAGACACGCTAGTAGAGCAGGCCAGTGGGAAACAGGACCTTCTGCTGTCCCAGGGACACCCCTATCAAAAGCTAGGGGAATCCACTGGAGACATCGGAGGGAACTTTTGTGTTGTCCGACGTGAATATTACGATGATTCTCATCGTGAGTTTCACAATCGGACGGTGACAAACGAGAGTAACGCCCTTGCGAGTAACTACCGAGGTAGGTACTTTGCAGAGGATTACTCCGTGACCAATACGCGGTGGCCCTCGGCACAGATCGCGTCCGACAATGAGTTGGACGTGCTCGGTACGAAGGCTATACGCATGGTGTTGCCCACAAATCCCATCGCGGAGCTGTTAGTCATGCTGGGCGAGTTGCGTATGGAAGGCCTTCCGGCCCTCCATGGAGTCAACACCTGGAAAGACAGGACCGGGGTCGCGCGTAGCGCGGGCTCGGAATACCTGAATCACCAGTTCGGTTGGCTCCCTCTCGTCTCAGATGTCAGAAAACTCGCACATGTAGTCGCACACTCTGATGAGATTGTGCGGAAATATGTGAAAGAGTCTGGCAAACTACTGCACCGGACATACACATTCCCGAGTACCTCTAGTTCTACTACGACGACTGAAACGGGTAAATACCCGTCACCAGGCTTCGTAGTAGGCTATTGGAACTCAGCAGGGACGCGTACCACTACGACCACCACATTGGTGGAAGAGTGGTTCGAGGGCACTTTTACTTACCATCTTCCCCCTGAGGGGACTTTGGCAAGGAATGCCGCAGTAGCCAATAAGCTACTGGGGACAAGGCTTACGCCTGAAGTGCTCTGGAATCTCACGCCCTGGTCCTGGGCCGCCGATTGGTTCGGAAACGTTGGGGATGTACTCCACAACGTATCCGCTTTCCATAACGACGGCCTCGTCATGCCATACGCCTATATCATGCGGAAACGCACGGTTAAGCGTACAGTCACCATGCAGGGTGCCCGCACAAAGCGAGGTAACCTGAATACTGACTGCCAGCAAATCTTCACCACAACGGTGAAGCAGCGCCGGAAGGCGACGCCTTACGGGTTCGGCTTGACGTTTGAGGGTTTTTCCCTTAAGCAGAAGGCCATCCTTGGAGCCCTTGGTTTAACCAGGGGTTCCTCCGGCATGAAGTACCAGTAGACATACTGGTACTCCGCGCCAAAACGGCGGGCACGGTCAATCCGTGTCTGCTTGGGGAGTGGTGAAATACACCACCCTCAGTCAGGAGTAGTTGTCATGTTTGCAGATCCGCAGACCATCACCATCAACGCGGTGCCGATCACTCTTCCGAGGACCGGCAGTGCCTTGGATAGCGGTACGTTCACAAAGGACGATGCCGCTTACAAGGAGTCCATCTCGCACGCTTATGGAAAGCGTACGCGTAGGACCATCCGCCTTGACGCAAAGAAGCTTGCGCCCGATGTCATGGATGGCTCGCTGAACGTCCCGTACACGATGGCAGTTTACTGCGTCGTGGACGTGCCGACAGTGGGCTATACCCTGACCGAGCAAAAGCAGATTTGCGATGGTTTCCTTGCCTACCTCACCGCCTCGAGCGGGGCCAAGGTGGCCCAGTTCCTCGGAGGTGAGTCCTAGGTAAGGAATTCCTGCGGAGCAAGCATGGCTCTGGACTCCGGACCCCCTTACCATAGGAGGCCGAAGTGAAAAGCCAGTTGCTACTTCTGCAATGCGTCCTCGCAGATGCGGGGACGCGGTGTCACACTAGCACCACGCGCGACTTCAAAACAGTCGAGCGTCGGGTTGAAGCTGAGGGGTTCTCGTTTCTCACGATTGCCCTACCGAACTTTGGAAAGGACCTCGAAAAAGGTCTTGACCAAGGCAAGGTAACTCCATCCTTGTGGGCAGGTTTTGCCCGCAAGGGGTGTCTCCCCCGATTTCTCGGAGGTTTCACCGAGCTCATCTTCAGTCCAGCTAGTGGCCTGCTGCTCGACGAGCCGTCGATCACAGCGATTCAATGCGTCAGGCAGATATCCAACCTGTTTGGCAAAGTGAATCTCCCTTGCAGTGATGCTCGGGAAAAAGCTGCGTTCGACAAATTCGTCGAGTGTGAGCAGGACGTCCGTGCTGCGGACAGAGCGATGGATCACGACTTAATACATCGTGCTCAGCGCATCTGTACGTTGCTGTTTCGGGAAACCCTCCTAAAACTCGATAGAGCAATCTACGAGTCGGAGCTAATCCCGAGGCACGGTCCAGGAGCGACCGCAGATAGACTACGCGGAAACGCGAAGTTCAACCTGCGGTCGTGGACCACACGGCTGGATGAGGTATTCGATCACTCTGAGTACCTCTTCCCCTCCGTGTCTCACTTTTTAGAGAGTGAGCCGGTGGACGTCCTCGAACCTGGGGCGGAGCTTCCCGTAAGGGTTATCTCCGTCCCTAAGACCCTGAAGACACCGCGAGTGATTGCAATTGAACCGACCTGCATGCAATATATGCAGCAAGCGATTTTGCTTCCGCTCGTGAAGTCCTTGGAGACCAGTGACTCGGTCACCAAGAACTTTATCGGATTCTCTAGCTCTCTCGAAAATCAAGAGATGGCTAGGGAGGGCTCCCTTACAAGGGAGTTGGCGACGCTCGACTTGAGCGAAGCCTCCGATAGAGTCTCCAATCAGCTCGTACGAGCCCTCTTTGCACCTTACCCCTGGTTTTCCAGAGGTTTAGATGCAACTAGGTCCCGGAAGGCTGATGTACCTGGTCATGGCGTTATTCGCCTAGCCAAGTACGCGTCTATGGGTTCAGCACTCTGCTTTCCGATTGAGGCCATGGTCTTTACGACCCTAGTCTTTCTCGGAATTGAAAGAGCGCTCAGCAGGCCCCTTGGTCGGCGAGACCTAAAAGGTTTCGTCGGCAAGGTGCGCGTCTATGGGGACGACATCATTGTCCCCACAGACTGTGTGGACTCCGTGATCACCACACTCGAGGATTTTGGTCTTCGAGTCAACGTGGACAAGTCTTTCTGGACTGGGAAGTTCAGAGAGTCCTGCGGAAAGGAGTACTATGACGGCCATGACGTTGGTGTTGTCAAGGTTCGTCGGGTGCTCCCAACCTCACGGAGGCACGTTCCTGAGATTATCTCTGCTGTGTCTCTGCGCAACCAGCTGCATGCTGCTTGCTATGAGGCCACCGTCGAGATGGTGGATGGACGTCTTGAGAGGTATATTCCTCTTCCTGACGTGCTTCCTACTTCTCAGGGGCTGGGCAGACATACACATTGGGCGTCTTACGACGTCCGACGTATGTGTCCGGACCTCCAGCAGCCCTTAGTCAAGGCTGCTGTTGTGTCCACCCGCCTCCCTCCGGATCATCTGGAGGGACCGGGTGCTCTGCTCAAGTGGTTTCTCAAGCAGGGGGCTCTGCCCTTTGCAGACAGAGATCACCTAGAGCGTGCAGGTCGGCCTGGGCCGGCTACACTAAAGCTCAGGTGGGTCCGCCCCTATTAAGGGACGGATACCAGGTGCGCCCGCTTAATGCGGGGGTGGTGCCGAAAGGCACCGTGTGAGGGGCTGTGCTCCTCCCGTTGGAGGGGTATTTCCGT